TAGACGATCAGTAGCAGCAGACAAGTCAAAGCTATAAGCTTTACCTGCCTGCTGTGCCTTAATAGAGCATCTTGTTACAGACGCATCTTGATCAAAAGTACCATCATTAGGAAGTTGCTTTAAGATTGCAAATAACCCCAAATGTAATGGTTTCATTACACTTTGAGTTATAGAATCTACCAGAGCAAAAACTCTGATTTTTCCAGCAGCTTCCTTTTTGATAGCAAATTGTCCAAAAGGAGTCACCATAGACTTCTTAAAGGGTAAAGACCCTTCAGGAAGTCTAATAATTATTTCTTTTGCGTCGTTAAGACGCTCAAGAAATAATCTGGTGTTCCATACACTTCCAATAAGATTTAAATAATTTAATAAATTATAATAAACCTTATCACCTTCAGGGTGTGATAATAATAAATATATATCACTTAGCAATCCTTGTGATGAATTAACATTACTAGGAGATGCTTTACCACTGAAGTGGAAAGTTGTAGGGGCAAGATTGTGTTTTGAAGAAATATTTAATAAATTCTTAGGTCACGGAGTTTTTAAACTCAATGACATAAGATCATTTAAAAATTTCTCAGATCCTGAAAAGGGATCTGTAATCGTTGAAATTTTCATTTTGCCGGGAATTTGTAAAACCCGATAAAGTGAGAACAACGAGTGTCAAAACCTTATGATATTGATGTTTCCTAGACGCATTAATTGTCTGTCACCACTATTAATAATAGCAGGACAACCATTAATTACTCTAGGAAGAGGAAGATTAGGTTCTAACTCTCTAAGAGTTAAAATCTTATCATTCCCCAGTCATTTTTGCAAAGCAACAGTGCAGCTTTTTAATCACTTAACAGTGAAAGTTGCACCATGATTTTTATTCATTTTAATGATAAACTGAATAAAGTTGTTTGCAATAACAAGTCTATCCCGGATACGACTAACTCGATCAAAACTAAGATAAATAATCTTAGGTAAGAAAGAAATTAGTCTAGAGAAACTACGTTTCTCTACTGGTAGTATAGAGTCTCTCAAAACATATTTAAGCTTAAAATTTGTTAAAAATTTTATACTTTTCATATGTTTTGTTTAAGATAAATGCCTACGTTCACTCGAGTAATCAACTCGAAGTCCATAGGTCTTCGTCTAGAAACGCTACTTGGTTATTCCAAAGGGACCTAACTATAGGTTTCCAGGTATAAAC